GCCACCCTGGCGCCCCAGAATGAAGGTCAGCTGCTCGAGCGCAGAAACGTCCACGATCTGGCCGTCCTTAATGGCTCCGGTGATGTCCGCGAAGACGTCCTTCCCGAACATCATGCGGTAGATGCGAGGCGTCGCGCCGTTGGCGACCATCCGCATCTCCTTTCCGTCAATGTTGACCATCTTTTCCATGCTTTCCCTCCTTAGCTCGGCTGAACGACAGCCGTGTACCACGAACTGTAGGCCGTGGTCGCGCTGGCAGCCTTGCCCTTCACCACGCTCGCGGTGATCGCGCTGTTGTAGATGCTGTTCGCCGTGATGTTCATGGTCTCCGTAACCGGCGTCACCGACGCTTCCTTCGTCTGCGAAGAGACGGAAGGACGGGTCGCCACGCAGTTGTAGAAGACGTGGCGGGTCTTGTCCGCGTCGCCCTCGAACTGGAACAGCAGCGCGAAGTGCGCAGGCTCCACGTCGGCCTTCTCGTAAACGAGGCCGTTCGAGGCGGTAACATCCCCGAAGATGTCAGCCAGGAACGAGTCCGGGATGAGCGCGACTTCGAGGGATCCGGAGTAGCCATTGTTCGACACCGAGGTGTAGTAGACGATGTTGTCCGCGTAGAACGGGGTCGTCTCGCTCTCGGCATCAAGCGTCAGGTTCACCGCGCCGGGGATCGCCACGGGAGTCCCATAGGACGCCGTGCCGTTCGTCGCGATGGTGGCCTTCGCGTAATATACCTGGCTCAAGCCGTACTTAATTTTCGACATTTGATTCCTCCTCATCAGTGATGATGATCTCTGTTTCATACGTGACCATGAACATGCGTTCATCGTCGATGTAGGTTTCGTATCTGGAGTAGACCAGCTTGCTCAGGACCGCCTCCACCGTTTCCTCCAGCGCGAAGTCCTTCTGATCGGTGTAAAGTTCCACCGTCAGCTCGCGGATCCGCTGATAATTGGAGTTATCCCCTACGAAATCGTTATCGCCGGGGAAATAGAAAACGATGTAGGGCGGGTCCGGTGCTTTTCCGTCAGGCCATTGGTAGTAGACGACCGGGAGGTCTGTCGTGTCCAATAATGTTTTCACATCCTTGTAAGTCATACGCCCTCCATCTTGTCGTAGAACCGTTCCTGGACCTCTTCGACGGCCCACCGTTCGACAGGAGCTATGTGGACGATCGGTCTTGACCGACCACCGCTTCTCAAAGCGTGGCTGTTCTCCAACAGGTGCGGGAGTCCGGGGATCTTGTTATAGATCGTCCAGCCGACCCTTATTCGCCCCTTCTCTCGCTCCCGTGTCCATCCCTTCGCATAATCTCCGCTTCCTTTCGGAGACGCCTTTTTCAGCTTCGAGACGGCTTCCTTTGACACTTCGTTCAGGCACTCCTCGAGCGTCGGAACGACGTCGTTGTCATACCAGTTCACCAGAAGTTCCTCGATCGAGTCCTTGAAGTTAAACCGGTTCGAGTTCACCACTGCCATGGCGTCCTGCCTTTCGTTCGACGTAAAGCTCCATCAGGTCGAGGCTCCTCCGATAGGTCCGGTAAACGGAATAGACCTTATCGTTGAACACCACTTCCGGCTCGTCCGAATACTCCCATGCATTCACCAGAAAGCGGTAATCAGGCTTCAGCCCGTTCTGACCACCGGCGAAGAACTCCGAAGCACTGACGGACTCGACCCTCGCATAAATATCGGTGTCTGAGGTGGTTTCCGTCGGAACGCCGTAATCATCGACCTCCACGCTCACGCTCCTGAGAGTTATCATGTCCTGAAAGTTCATGAAACATCCCCCCAGTTCGTATGGCCCGTGTGGGTCGCCATCTGCGCTTTCTGCTCGTCATAGGACTTCTTCAGACCGTCCGGGTTCTCCGGATCGCCGAAGTTCAGCTTGCAGTACGTCTCCACCGCACGGATGATAAGCGGGTCCGCCTCGTCGCGGTTGTCCACCCCGGCAACGCCCAAATCATCCAGCGCAGCATTGATCATGTCCTCGATGTCCTCATCAAAGATGTTTTTCGTCTGCCTCAGCGTTCTCTTTACCTTCTCGAACATGGTCTGCTCCTTTTCGGAATGCTTTGAAGAAATGATCGCTCACGATGGAGTAAGCGACGTGTCCGCAGATGACGGAAGGGTCACACCAGATCTTGTATCCGCAGTCCCTCGCCCGCCAGCAGAACGCCACGTCCTCCCCGTTGTTCGCAATAGGCGCGAACATGTTGCCGTGCTTGCTCTGCACATCAAAGAAGACGTCCGTCTTCATCAGTACGCAGCCGAACCCGCAGCCGCCGACCTCGAACAGGTGGTCGGGGAGCTCGTCGAACTCGGACCAGTCGCACTTCTCGCCTTCCATGTCCAGCTTGTCGAACAGGACCGGCGTATACGGCGGCACGCGGCGGAAGTACAGTCCCGTCAGGATGTCCAGGTCGTTATCCTGCAGGGTCTTCAGCATCCGCTTCAGCGTGTCGGGTTTGAACACCATGTCGGAGTCGAGCCAGAACACGTAGTCCGCCTCGGTCTCAATGGCGTATGTTGCGATGTCGTTCCTCGACGTGTAGATCAGGCTCCCGCTCTTCATAACCAGAGAGCACTCCCCGACTTTCTCGAGGAGTGCCAAACTCTGGACAAACGGAGTCGGAACCTGGTCCATGCACGGCACAGCGATCAATATCTTCATTGCTATCTCCTTTCGATTACTTCGTCACCTTCACGAAGGCGTTCGGCGCGACAACGCCGATGCCCACATACTGGCGGCCCAGGACCTCGATCAGATCCTGCTTCTTCAGCGTCATGTTATCGAACTTGAAGTCGATGCCGGAGCCGGCCGGGAAGTTCATCAGCGCACCCTCGTCCAGGTCGCCGACGATCATGTAGGCCACGCCGGTGGTCGCCGCGTCATAGGACGTGATCGTGTTGTTGAACACAACAGGCAGACCCTCGAACGGATCATAGGCATACGAACCCGCAGCCTGCAGGCCCTTGAAGGTGCCCCAGGTCAGCTTGTTCATCATGATGACGGGGTTCGCGGCCTCGTCGGACAGCTGCGCGACAGCCGAGGCAACGGTGCCGAGCGTCGCGGTCGTCGCGATCTTCGGAACGCCGGGGCAGGTCGTGGTGGACACGGTGCCGCAGGCCATGATCTTCGCGACCAGCTCGTCAGCAGCCTTCTTCGCGATGCGGTAGGTCAGCTCGTCGTAGATGTAGCGCAGGAACGCCTCACCACGCATGTCATAGACCTCGTCGCTGATCTGCACGACCTTCTTGATGCTCTGGGGCACCAGGTTCACGGTACCAAGCACAAGGTTCTCGGGGCTGATCGCGTCAGCGCCCTCGGTGTGGATGGTCGCCGCGTCGCCGCTGATCTCGAAGCCGACCTTCAGGTTGCCCTTCAGGTAGCTCTTGCGGACGCGGGAGGTGATGCCCTCACGCTCCCAGGCGGTCTTCACGATGTCATACACAAACTCCGGGACCGGCACGGTTCCGCTGACGTTCTCGGTCAGCAGGGCGCGGCACTCGGCGTCGTTCTCGCTCTTGATGTACTCGGCATAGGCGTCGATGTACTCTTTGGAATTACGGACTTCCATGTTCGTCATTTTCGGTTCCTCTTTCTCCATGATTTCAACAACAGTTCCTTCGCCCATAGCGACAGCCGAACGGATCTCCGCTCTCTTGGCCTCCGCCGCCATGCGGGCCTCCAGCTCGTCCTTAATGCCCCGGATCTCTTCCTCAAGGGCGTCAAGGTCGGCTTCGGGAGCTTCGACCTCTTCCGCGATCGCGGCCTTGCGGGCCTCCAGCTCCTCAATGCTCATTTCTTTCAGTTCCATTTCATCCCTCCGCTAAAATTCGGATCTTCTGCTTCTGCCTCTCGCGACGCTCCCGCTCCAGTCGCTCCGCTTTCTCCATCTCGATCACTCCGTCGAAATAGTCACGGGTTGCCACTCCAAGGCTCGTGGTCGGATTCGCCGGGAACACGACAGGCGAGACGTCAAACACCTTCGCGATCCGGTCGATGACCCTTGTATGCGTGGCCTTGTCGTAATGATCCTCGGCCACAGTGAAAGCAAAGGACATCTGGGGATAGTTGCCCGCCTCGATGTCGGCGAACAGCTCCCGTGACCTCTGCGTTCTGGATAAGTCGGCCCGCTGCGCCAGACCGTGCTCATCGGTCCAGACCTCAACGGTCCCTGCGGACGTCCTCGCGTACACCGGCCCCTGATGGTCCACTCTGAAGACCACGTCGGTCATGTCCGCGCCCTCGAAGGCGTTCGGGGCGATCCGCTCGGAATAGTCCACGCCGTCCCTCGTCATCAGCACATACGGCTCGAAGGTCGACGCATATCCCTCAACCATAAAGGACGGCTCCTCGCCGTCCCTCAGAATGCGGAGCTCCATGCTCCGGTATTCTCTCTCACTCATTTTGCTCCTCCACTTTCTCGTCGGCGTTGTAATACTCGCCCCGGATGATGCGAACGTCTCCGCCTTCGACCGGCGGGAGGTTCCAGATCTCGCGGACATCATTGATCGACATGATGCCGCGGTCGAGCATCTGGCTCGACACGTTCAGCTTCTCGGCGTTCGTCAGGTACTGCAGCCTGTTCGCCGTGGCCATGACTTTGTTGCCCTGGCTCTGCTCACGCAGCGTGAAGAGCATCTTCGTCATCACCTCGGAGAACTGGATCGCGAACGGCTCGATCGCGCCCTCGTAGAAGGCGCTCCAGGCGTCGCCGTAGGTCTTGTTCTGCAGGACGTCCTCGTTGACGCCGAAGTACTCGAAGACGTTGTCCCTGATCACCTTCATCTGGTCGGCGTCCACCACCCATGGCTTCACCTCGACCTGTTTGATGTTCTGGTAGGTGTTCGGGAACAGCAGGAGGCCTCCGCCGTCCTTCTCGAAGTTCTCGGCAGTGAACCGCATCCGCTCCTTCTTCAGGTCCTCGGCCTTCGAGAAGTTCGACAGCTGCGCCATGAAGCGGTAGGTCGCCGCGCTCTTCACGCCTTCCTCGATGCCCTGGTTCTGCATGTGGATCAGGTCCATCGTCGGGAACAGCGCCATGTTCGACTCGCCCATGAAGTCAGACCGGTACTGGAACTGCGTCATGATGCCGCAGTACGCGAGCTCGATGGCTGCCTTCTGGCCGTTCGAGAACTCGTAGCGGATGTATGGCACGTCTCCGTACTGCACGATCTCGCACCTGGACGGGAGCGGCGTGTACACCCCGGAGGGCTCGCCGTACTGGTCGAACACCGGCGTGATGAAGGCCGTGTTGTGCACGTCCAGAAGGGTGCTCAGCCGGTACATGAACTGGCTCCATGTCTGGAACTGGTTCGGGCCGTGCTTCAGCTTGTTCTGGAGAGCGGGACGCGCAGCTCCGTCTATCTCGACCTTCAGCTTCGAGACGTGCGTGGCCCTCGCGTTGATCGCCGCTCTGATCAGCTCCGATTCGTAGACACCGCCCTCGCGGTTGGTGAACCTCGGAACATAGCCGTTAAGCATCCGGAAGATGCTCTCGTAGCGGTCCGCCGGTTCTTTCGGGCGGTTCTTAAACAGCAAATCGAAAAGTCCCATGTCTTAGTCCTCATTCTTGAGTTGCTCGCCAATGTCGGCGAAGTATTTCTGGCGGACCGTCATCGCGTCCAGCAATGCAGCCGTTCCGTCAATGTGAAGGGCCGGGGAAAGTTTTATCAGCTTCCCTCGGCCACGTTCTGTGCTCATCTTGATCGCGCTGTTAAGCAAATGCGCTTTCAGCAGGTCATTGTCTCCGATGTGGACCCGTCCGTCTTCCAGGTATCCCTGCATCTCCTGGATGACTCCGTAAAGGTTCTCGCCCTGGTACACGTCGTCGCAGTGGAACCCGTAGCCCTCCAGGTCGTGGATGAGGTACTGCGCTGAGTAGCGGTCGTACCCGATCTGGAGCGGGAATATCTGGTACTGCTCTACCAGAGCCGTGAACCAGTTGAAGCAGTCGTGGTAGTCCACGAAGTTGTCGCCAGAGGGAGTCAGAAGCCCGCGCTGGATGTAGATGTTGTAGGGCACCCCGTCCCGCTGCGTGGCTTCGTCTATCTTCTCCGCCGGCAGGAAGAACTGCGCGAACACGTACAGCTCTCCGCCCTTTTCTATCACTACCGTGCAGGCGGTGAGGTCCCGCGTCTGGGACAGGTCTATGCCGCCTACACAGTAGGAGTTAGTGAAATCTTCAAGGTGCAGCGCTTCGCCGCTGGCCCTCTCGACCGTCTGGGCCGGGAGCCATGCGAGGCTGCTGTTCTGCTTCATGCAGCAGTACTTCGTCAGGAACTCCGCCTTCTTGCTCAGAGATCCTTCCGCGATCGCTATCTCCTCGAGCAGGTAGTCCATCGGGACCGAAACGTTCAGGTTTGGGTTCGACTTGCCCAGCTCGTTGATGTCGTTCCACTTCTCGACGTCGTCGATCATGTAGATGAACGGCAGGAGCTTCTTTTCCTTCGAGTCTCCCAGGAGGAAGCGCGTCGAACGTTTCATGAGCTCGTCGTAGATGCCGTCGTTCACGTAGCCGGAGGTCGTGCAGCTCAAAAGCAGGCTCCCCGGCCTTGCGCCCATGCCGCTCTTCATGACCTCGTACTGCTTCAGGCCCTTGTCGCCCTGCCATGCCGCGACCTCGTCGCAGACGGTCAGAGAAGGGTTGAAGCCGTCGGAGGACTTCGCGTTGAACGCGATCTTCTTCACCATGCTGTTCGTGCCGGCGATGTTAAGATCAGTCTGCCGGTGCCTCACGAGCATGGAGTCGTCATGCACCTTCCGGTGCTGCGTATCCTTTTCCAGGGAGAGCTCTTTCAGCTCCTTCCATTCCGGATCCAGCTGGACCATGTTCCAGATGCAGCTGTAGATGATGTCTGCCTGGTCGAACTTCGGAGCGATGCAGAACACCCTCGCACCGAAGCCGCCCTCGACCCGGAAAATGTAGTTGGCAATG